CAGTAGATCTGCTCTTGCTGCACTAGGATCGTCAGTGCTGCTGTCTAAATTTGTTGTGCTTACTTGTGCTGTGGGAAACGCCATGTTTTCTGTTCCTTTATACTATTTATGTTATCCGTATCTAACCCGTAGATTATCGTTGTTTCTATACTGTTGAGGTAATACCACAAGAGCAGCATCAAAGGTAGTGTCAATGCTGGTGCCACTGGTGTTGATAAATCTTACATTTGGACCAGTTCTTGACTTGTCTACAATCAATGGTATAGCAGCTTCACCTGCTTCAAAGTAGTCTGCGTCTATATAATCTGCGTCAATATAACCTTCGGCTGATTGAGTTGTTAGATTCATATTCAACACAGCACTTACTGTGTTTGGTATTTGTAAAGTTCTACTGCTCACTGTGCCACTCAAACTGCTGCTTACTATATCATTCAACTCTACTCTTATGGCCTCGGTTGATGCTACAAAATTGAATGCGCTTATGCTGGGGTTGCCTGCTTGTGATGCTGCTACACTAATTCCTATCATAGCATATCTTGATGTAAATGCAGCTGTGTCTGTAGCACCTGGTGCAATAGTAGTTTCAGTTTGTTCACCAGCAAACGCACCTGTATCACTGGTATACACATAATAAGTGGCAGTGCCTACAATGCTTGCTTCTGAAGTAATTGTATATGTTTGAGTAGCACCAAAGTCCACTATGGGTGTTAGATGGTTGAGTGTAGCAGGATCACTAGCCCAACTGCGCCACGCTTCCCAACTGCTAAAGTCTGCCCAAGTGCCACTGTTAGCACTTACAAGTTTTTGTGTGCCATCTGGTTGTGTTTCGAGTATTGAGTTTTCAGTTAGTATTGCCATAGTCGCACCTTATATTAACCCTAAGTCGCCTGGATTAGGGAATGTTTTTTCTCTAAGACTGTATACTACACTTTTAGCACCTTGTGATACTGCTTGAGTGTAGTTTCTTTCTAGGCCACTAGCATAACCGCTGAGATCGCTGATGTTTACTTCTGTGGGTCTACGTCCTATCAACATGTTCTTGTAGTTGTTGACACCTGGTTGAACCAATCCTGGATCTGTTGGCAACAACACACCTATTGAACTTTCACCTGAGCCGTTTACAGCAACCAGTAGTATTTCTAAACCGTTGGTTGTTTCACCTACATAGTGATATGAACTTGGATCATAATAAGTGCTGAATAGGTTTGGTGAACTGCTTCTTAGATTGAATATGTTGTAGTCTTCTGGCATTCTCAAGTTGAGTGTTACACTGCCTGACGCATTGATAGTGGTATTCTCTACTTTCTCCCAACGTCCTAATCCAAACAGTGTGCCATAGTCTCGAACATATGGATTGTCCATTTGTGAAGGTATTTTATAGCGTCTATAGATGTTTAAGCCTACATAACCTGCGATTGCTCTATGATCAAATTCAATAGTTGCCCATCTATCTGTGAAGCCATAGGTGCTTTGATTGTATCTAGCGTTTACTTCATATTTTAAAACCTGCACTCTTGGATTTGGTGGTGCTGGAAATGCTTCGTCAATTTGGTTAAGAGCATCTGCTGTGCTCATGCTTCTCCAGTTGAACTTGCTATACCAGTTGGGTGAATTATCGCCTAACAGTATATTGGGCACATCTGGTCCAGTGCCTCTTGGTGAAACATAACCTTTGCCATACCAACTTTGACTGCTGTCTTTGCGTTCGCCTGAGTCTCTATACATAGGTGTAACAACCCATTCTCTTTCTTGTTCAAACACTGTGGGCACAATATAAAAAGCGTTGCCAGCAGTGCTACTTATTTGAATGTTTGTTTCTGTGTATTCATCATATTCAGGATCAGCACCTGGCACAACTGCTCTGCTGCGGAATCTCATACCTGCCCACGAATTCAACACACTAATGTTGGGTGGTGTAATGTAAAAGCGTTGTTCGTCAGTGCCTCTTTGATTCCAAGCACCAACACCTTCAATGTTTATGGTCATGTCAGCAGCAGCACTAGGTGCAGTTGGATCTGCTATTTCAATAAAGAAATCATCTACAGTTTCTTTGCGAACCATTGTGGTCAACAGTGGATTGAACGCATAGCTGCCTAGATTAACTTCTACAGGTATATTCATATAGCGTGATTGCTTGGTGCTAACAGTGCCATCTTTGTAGTAAAAACGAAATACAAAATCAAAGTTTTGTTGATTGTCCGAAGGTGTGCCTGGATATACTCTGTTGCCTAGATCGTTTGGCACTGTGAATGTTACAGTGTCTCCTGGTTGATAACTGTCAGGAAAGGCATATTCGTTGACTTCAAAGGCAGTTTGTGTTATACTTCTAGTGTATATTTTGATGCCTGCTATGTCATAGTTTGCTGGTTCATATGCTACAGTTTGTGATACAGCAATTTCTAATTCTCTTGGATCTCTTGGATTGCCGCCTGTGGTTAGTGTAAGTGCAGTGATATTGTCCACACTGTTGTCACGTGCTGCTGTAAACTCACCTGGTTCACTTGGCCAACCTGTGCTTGCTGCTTCTATAAAGTCTCTTGGATCTGCTATTTCACCTGGTGTGGTTTGAACAAAGAACTTGTTGATGCGTTCACTGCTTTCGCCTGTTATGTATTTGACTCTTGACAAGAATTCATAGTTGAAGTTGGGCAACAGTGGCCCTATAACAAATTCTATACTATTGCCAGCACCTGCTTTTGTTGTTACTTCAAATTGATTGTAAACAGTGTCAACACCACCGTAGCGTTTGTAGTAGATCTTTGTGCTTGAATATGCTGAATTCTGTGGTTGTTTGCCTGTGAGTCTTACTAGAGTTTGACCTTCACTGTTGGTAAACACTTCACTCTGTGTGATCTCAAGTATGTCACGCAGTGGTTCTAGTTCTGGCTCTTGTGGTGGCGGAGTGTTATCGCCTGGACCAGTATCTGGTGGATCTGTAGGATCTGGTGTGATATCAGGATCATCTGGTTCTTCTACTACAGGTGGATCTTGTGTAGGTGGATTGTCAATAGGGTCTGTAACACTTGGTGGAGCATTGCCGTCAACATTCAAACAGTTGTTGAATCTAGCACTCAAACTACCGAAACTACTACTGTTTGTTATTTTTACATCATATGGTTGATTTGCTGCGGTCATAGCACCAGTGGTTTCTAGTGTAACCTGTCCAGTTGAATTTCTAGTGGTGCTGGTAGGAGTGTATACTGTGCCATCTTCACCTATAAATTGCGCAGTCAAACCTGTTCTAAAATTACTACCAAACAGTGTGACTTCGTTTACACCAGGGCTGTTAAAATAGTTAGGATCAACAGCAAATATAGTTGGTGGTTCAAACACCACTGGCACTACAGCATTTGTTGGTGGTGCTAGTCCAACAGGCACATTTACTTGAACTGCTGGATAGTAAATTGTAGCACCTCTAGGCACATACACTGGCTCAACTATGTCTTCTTCGCCAACTCGTGTGTGTGGATAGATACTATCTTGGTTCTTGATACAGCCTATTTGAACACTCATATCATTTTTTATATTTAAAGAGACAACTCTCCATGGTGTAGTAGAGAAGTTCAAGTGCTTGCTTTGGATGTAGATATTATCTCCAACCTCGAGATCAATAGCACTTGAATCTGCTGTAAAGGCAGCAGTTTCTTGGAATCGTGATTTGTTGAACAACAGTCTAGCCATGTCTTTGGCAATAGCATAGTTGGTTATACCTGGGAAGAATATTTCTGCTGTGTTTTCTCTACCACCGTCTTGATCAATGTAGTATTGTCTATCAGCAGCACTTTCAGGATAGATAACAGTTTGGTTTGTCCACTTGTCATCTGGATCTACATAGCCTATTTTTACACTGTTGTATTTGTTTGATTTGTCTACACTTGAGAATGTGATATTGTCTACAATATTGTCTTCTGTAAAGGTTCTTACAATAGTAGCAACACCTGATAAGATATCTGTAGCGTTGCCAGCATCTTCTACGTGTATACTATACTGTCCTTGGCTAAAGGGCATATACCCTCTAAAGGTAGCCAACAAACTTTTGGTGTTGTTCATAAGTGTTGAAGCAGTGTCTACAACTATGTTTGATGTAAGAATAGCACCATAAACGCCACTTACATATTCAACTCTTTGATCGCACTTGTCAGCACTGGCTTGAGCATCTGGCCAGTAAATATCTGCCGGAACTAGTCCCTTGCCGTATCTTGGATTTGAAAGATAATCCACTAGATGTTCTACAGGGTTTGTGCTGTAGCGTTCTGATCTTGAGTCATATGCTCTATTGGTAGCGTTGCTTATGCTGGCTACCTTTCTGCCCAACAGTGTGGTTTGTAGGTTTGGTATGCTACCACTAAACGGATTGGCATCAGCATCTTCTTGTGTTTCAATCTTCTTCCATTCAAATCTAGCAAAGATAACAGCCATACCGTTGTAGACCATACTTGGCTTCCAACTTGGTGCTTCACTACAAATACTCCAAGTGCCTATTTGACTGTTTCTTGGATTGCTGTTGTAAACACCATGACTAAACTGTAGTTGAACACGGTCTTTGTATTTGCCTTCTGTGATGTTTACAGTTTTACCTGCGTTTAGATCTGCTACTATGCTGGCTGGCAGTTGATGATCATCTAAGAATAGTTCTCTTAGTCCTTCAATTGGACCTTCAGCAAGAGCATATGCTACCCACAAATATTTGTTGTCTACTGATCCTGTTTCAGCAAAAGTGATGTTGCCACCAACTTTTCTATAACCATATATTACAGGTATGTGCTGTTCACTGCCGAAAGTTGTAAGCAAAACACCCTGTTGACGTTCTGCTTCACTACCACCTGTGGGTATATCTGGCATACTAAACAAGCCACCAATAAACGGTGCTGCTACAACTGCGGCAACTGCTGCTACAACTGCGATGTTTGCTTTCACAAACGCTACGATTGCTGGTGCTGCTGCTACTACAAAATTAACAACAGCTGCAATTGCTGCTACTATAAAACCCATCTATGCGCACTCCCTATATAAGAACGTGCCATCCTTGAATCCTAGATGCGAGAACAACTTTTGTGTTCTATCTGGATCTACGCCCATGTCGCTGGCACTGATGTGTTGAGCATCAAATTGATTTGCCCAAGTTTCAAATTCGTCTACTAATAAACGAAAC